AAGGATGCAGAAAGTTAGGGCTGAGTATAGTAGTTTTGTAGGAAATATGGTATTTAGGGGGCTGAAACTACCTGATATGGTATTGAGTGCAATAGAGATAGGTAGAAGAGCTTATGAATATGTGAATCAATATATTAAGAAAATAAAAGATAAAAAAAAGAATATAATAATACCAAATGATAAATTCTATAAAGATTTAGTAGTCAAGTCATTGGAAGAATTTGATATTAAATTTGAGTTTAGTAATTTGGTAGAGTTATATTACTTAGTAAAAAAGTCTAAAATTAGATATAGACTTTCTTTAGAGGAGTTAGGTTTAAAGTTTTTGAGGCAAAGACATAAAAAATATGAGGCTATTATAATATAGTATTATATTTTTTAATATTTTTGATATTTAAATAAATCTAATCCTGACATTTTATTTTATACAACACACGAAGAAAAAAGACAAAACCGTTATGAAAATTTAACAGATTTTCTTTTACAAACTTAGATTGGAAATACTTATAGCTACACTATATTTGATATTGGAAATAACGGTAAAATTTATGTATTGACTAAAAATGGAATTGATAAAAACTTAATTAATCAATTAGAAATTAATGATACCTTTATGAATTGGATAAATGAATTATAAAAAATAATAGGGCTTTTTATTTTGTAAAGGACTCAAAAATGAGTCCTTTTTTGTTTGAATAAATAATAATATAATGGCAGATTTAATAGTTTCAATTACTCCAAGTGAAGATACTAATTATTTAACATATAATGGTAATTATAGAATTTATACTACATGTGAACTAATTGCAAGTGTAGTATCTATTACTGGTTATATGGAAAATATTAATTTTCAAACGTATGACCAACTTGGTATGAAGAGGTCATTTAGATATTCAACAGACAAACTAAATTGGTCATTATGGATAGACTTCGATTCATCTGATTTAAGCCCACTAACAACTTTACAATTAGATAAACCAATTTATATAAGTATAAAATATTTTTATAATTCGTCTATACAATTAGAAGGAGAACATTTAATACCTAATATTAAGATTGAGCAGTTTCAGTTATCATTTAAACCAAGTGTAGAAACTTTGCCAGATTATATATATATGCCTCCAGTGGAATGTAGTGATGAATTTAGTCCAAATATTGTAGTATGTAGGAATCTGAAATTTGATCCATATAAATTAGCACCGATTGTTAATATAATTAAACAATTAAATAATAGTGTAAATCAACAATTTGGACATGAAGTTCTATATTTTAGAACTGGAAGTACTGCACCAGATTATACATTTAAAGAATATACTTTACAAAAAGTAATAGATAAAAAGTGTATTAAAGTATTAGTATTAAATAATCAATTTCCAGATAATAAACCCGTATTTGCAGAATTTGGAGTAGACTTTGAAACTCCTTTTGAAATACATATAGTTAATGAATACTTTGAAGAACAATTTGGTAAAAACTCAAGACCTAGAAAAAGAGATTTTATGTATTTTCAAAAATTAAATAGGGTATATGAAATACAAGGAAGTTATTCTTATAGAGATATTAATATGGAAGAAATGTATCATAGAGTACAATTAGTTAAGTATAACCCAAATATTGATATGCAAATGAATGCTGAAAATCAACAGGCAATAGATGATTTAATAGTATCAACAGATGAGTTATTTAAAGATGAATTGAAAAAAGAAAAAGATGATGCTATATTACCTCAGCAATTTAATACTACAAATAGAATAAAAGGAGATTCTAGAAAATCTATTGATAAAGGACTATTAATATCTGATTATAACCAATTAATGAATTGGGGACCTATTATTAATAATTATTATGATCTTTCAAAAATGACAAATAATGTTGCAGTAAATTATAAATATGAATCTAATCTTTTAGAAAATGATAATTTAACATTTAGTACTTATTTTAAATTAATAGGTAAAACATCAGGAAATGTAATTTTCCTAGATGGAAGTTTAGGTAGTCCTATTGATGGATTAAAAATTAGCGGGCAATATAATAGAACAAATAATATATTAGTTTTAAATATAAATTTAAATACATTATTAAAAACATATACACTCACTGATATAATTTTTGATAATTGGTATAATTTAATAATAGAAATATCAAATGAATTTCAACAAATTGGAGTATACTTATATGAACCTATAATAGATTCATCAATGACAAATAACTGGAATGATTTTACTCAAATATTTAAGAAAATAGAAACATTAACTAGAACTATAATTAATACTACTGAAAATTATAAATTATTAAAGGGTGACTTATATTTATCTAATATAAGATTATTTAATTATTTAGTAAAAGAAGAAAATCATAAATTAGTAATGAGTATGCTAACTATAAAAGATGAAGGAAATTCTCCCATTGTAGATAATTGCAAAAGAGAACTAAAGATACCATATATTGCATTAAACAAATAATAAAAAATAAAATGAAACATATAAAACTTTTTGAACAGTTTATATCTGAAGAAGACATACCTAAACTTAGTCGTAAAGATATATTTATACCTAGGAGGCTTAAAGAAAGATGGGATGACTTACTTATCCATTACCTTAATAAAGGGTATACCAAAGAACAAATATTCGTTGCTAAACCTTTTAATGAACTTATTTTTATAACTAAAAATAATATAGAAGATTTTAAGAATATTAAAGTTATAATTGGTAATGTTAGAATAAGCGAAATACATGATTTAAGAGAGCTAAGTATAGAAGAAGTAAATGGATATTTTAGTTGCTCTTATAATAACTTAACTAGTCTAGATGGCGTCCCTAAAAAAGTTGACGAATTTTATTGTTCTAATAATAAACTAACTAATCTCAAAGGATCTCCTAGTATAGTTAACGGTGGTTTTTATTGTTCTAATAATAAACTAACTAGTTTAGAGGGAGCTCCTAATAATGTTAATGAATTTGATTGTTCTTATAATTATTTAACTAGTCTAGAAGATGCTCCTAAAATAGTTAATGGAAATTTTTTTATTACTTATAATTATAAAGATTTTACAGAAAAAGAAGTAAGAGAAGTAATCGATGTTAAAGGAATAGCTTATGTTTAAAATAATTATTATTATTTGCGTGATTTTTTAAAAGATGGAAATTTTACATCTATCAAGTTATCAGATAGTGAGAGTAAAATTAAAACTGATCCAAAAACAGGAGAGGTTATATCTCAGTCTTCCTCTTTTATTTGGACATCTGATAAAATAAATGATATTCTTCAAAAATATAATGACGGTTTAGTTGAAATTAAAGGGATGTCAAATAGTCCTTTTTTTACTGGAGATATAGAATTGCGCCGAGGAAATATATTGTTTGAGTATACTCCATATGAATTAAATGAAATTAGAAAATGTAGAGAAGATATATTATATTTTGCAGATACATACTGTAAACTAATGACTGACAATGGGTATGAATTAATAAAAACTGCACCACATCAAAGAGAAGTATTACTAAATTATGTAAATAATAAATTTACAATTAGTATGCAATCTAGACAATCATTTAAGTCTACTACTGCTAGTATATTTATAGCATGGGTTACATGTTTTTCTTATGATAAGAATGTATTAATGATTGCTGATGTTAGTGAAACCACTAAAGAAATAATAGATAAGTTCTGGAATATTTATCGTACTTTGCCATTTTTTATAAAACCTGGTGTAATAAATGATTCAGTTATGTCAAAGAAATTTGATAATTTATGTAGAATATTTGGCAGAAATACTAGTACTAAAAGTGCTATTGGAGTAACTGCATCTATTGTTTATATTGATGAGTTTGCTCATATTGAGCCGTCGTTTATAGAAAAATTCTATAAATCTGTTTACCCAACTATTAGTTCTAAGCCTGATGGAAAAGTTATAATAACATCTACTCCAAATGGTCCAAATAAATTTTATGAATTATACTTAGGAGCATTAGATAAACAAAATGAATATGTTCCAATTAGAGTAGACTGGTGGCAAATACCAGGAAGAGACGAAAAATGGAAAAATCAAGAAATTGCTAACTTAGGTAATATAGAGTCATTTAATCAAGAATATGGTTTACAGTTTTTTTCGAGCGACTCATTATTATTAACTTCAGATAATATAAAGAAAATAAACAACTTAAAAACTTCATTTATACATAAATCAATATTTAATTTTGAAGATGAAGAGATAACATATACTGAATTAAAATGGCATCCTAATTTTAAATTAGATAATTTAAAAAATGATAAACATTGTTATGTATTTACTGTAGATACTGCTGACGGTATAGAAAACGATTATTCTGTTATTAATATATGGAAATTAACAACTATTCCTTTTAAATCATTATTTAAAAATAGAGATCTATTTAGAAATGAAATAGATTGCTTTGGATTAGTACAAGTTGGAGTATTTAGAAGTAATACAACTGATATTAATCAATTTAGCCGTATATTAGAAATATTATCATTTAAAGTATTTAATACTGATCATGTAAGAATAATACTTGAAATGAATCATAAGGGTGACCTATTAGTTAATAAATTGGAAAATAATAATTCTTATTGGCCAGGATTATTATTATACAGCAAGCACTCTAATGAATCTAAAATATTAAAACCTGGTATAAAAACTACATCATCTAATAAAGTCAGGTTTTGTGAAAGATTAAATTATTTTATAACGTTAGATAAAATAATGCCGACTGACTCTGAAACTATTAAAGAATTAAATGCATTTGGTAAAACTAAAAACGGGTCATATAGAGGACAAAATGGTCATGACGATTTAAGTATGAGCTGTGTATTTTTAAGTGCATTTTATGAAAGTTCATTATTTATAGAATTAGCAAGTGAAAGCTACGATTTAATACAAAATGTTGAATATAAGAAAAAATTTGAAAATGAAATATTAAAATATAATACTGAACGCGAATATAGTACTAATTCTGTAAATTTCAATTCATTAAACCAAATAAATAATCTTTTTAATAATGTTAATAATGGAAATTACTTACCACATTCATTGATAAATAGTGAAGACCCTTATAAAATTTAATTTAAATATGAAACATATAAAACTATTTGAACAATTCATATCTGAAGAAGACACTCCTAAGCTTAGTGCTAAAGATATATTTATACCTAGAAGACTTAAAGAAAGATGGGATGACCTGTTACTTCCTTACCTAAATAAAGGTTATACCAAAGAACAAATATTTGTAGCTAAACCCTTTGATGAACCTATTGTTATAACTAAAAATAATATAGGAGACTTTAAAAGTATTAAAGTTATAATTGGTAATGTTAGAATACGTGGAATAACTGATTTGAGGAAGTTAGGTATAGAGGAAGTAACTGGTTTTTTTGATTGTTCTAATAATAGCTTAACTAGTCTAGAAGGAAGTCCTATTATAGTTGGAGGATTTTTCTATTGTTATAATAATAATTTAACTAGTCTTGAAGGAGCTCCTGCTACATTTAATGGATGGTTTAATTGTTCATTTAATAGCTTAACTAGTCTTGAAGGAGCTCCTGCTACATTTAATGGATGGTTTAATTGTTCATTTAATAGCTTAACTAGTCTAGAAGGAGCTCCTAAAGTAGTTAATGGCAAATTTGCTATTAATGATAATATAAAGAACTTTACAGAAAAAGAAGTAAGAGAAGTAGTTGATGTAAAAGGAAAAGTTATTGTTTAAAATGAAACATATTAAATTATTTGAAGAATATATTAATAGTATAGAACTAATTACTGAATTAGCGATTAGCCTTGAAACACTACTTGATATTAATAATAAGTCTATTGCATTAGTTATGCAAGAACTTAAACATAAAAAGTATAAATACTCTATTTATGATTTTGAAAATTCTAAAGTTCTTGGATTTATGGAAATTGCTGAAGACGACGGCATAATGCAAGTATCTAAGGTTGCTTCTGAAAAAGGTTATGGCCCGCTATTATACGATATATCCATGATGAATATTTATCCAAACGGACTTTCACCAGATAGAAGCTCAATAACTAGTGGAGCTCTAAATTTATGGAAATACTATTATGAAAATAGGCGAGATATTATAAAAAAAGAAATTAAACCAGGAGATCCTGCCTATATGGAATCATATAAAATGGGAGAAGACCTTACTATACATACTAACCCTGAAATTTTAAAACTATTAAACACTATTTATTATTTAAAACCAACTACTACATATTATAAATATACATCATTAAGCAATCAAATAATTAATGATAAAAATGCTTCGCCTAACTATATTTTAAATAAAGGCCAAACTTACTTTTGGAAAAAATACCTTAATAAAGTATAAAAAACTCTAAATTTAAATACTTATTTACCAATCTATTATAAAAACAGTTAATATAGATAGGGACAAGTATTTGTCTAATTATTTTAAGTTTATTTAAAACTTTTTTTGGTTTTAATAATATATCTTAAATAAATTCTCTTTGAAAAATACAGACTAGAGTTTGCCTAGCAATAACTAGAGTCTTTCTGGTAGTTGAATAAACTTAACTTCAATCATTGAGAATTATCTTATTTAATTAAATTCCTCTGTAGCTCAGTTGGTAGAGCACATAACTGTTAATTATGTGGTCGGTGGATCATGCCCATCCAGAGGAGCATAAAAACTTTTATTTTATGAATGATACTACTAAATTTAAAGAAAACATTGAAAGTATATTAAATGAAATTGGATCTCTTTTAATAGAAAAAAATAGAAAATACGGTAATTCTGCCCTTAATCCAATTAGAATTATGAGTAAAGTAGGGCCTACTGAACAGATTCTAATTAGAATAGATGATAAACTAAATCGTATTAAAAATCAGCAATTAGATGAAGACGAGGATGTTATTAATGATTTAATTGGATATTTAATTTTATTAAAAATTGCAAGAAAAAAATAGATGCTGTAAAATAAATAGTTAAAAAAAACTATTTAATATGGCAAAGGGTAAAAACTCCGGAAATTTCAAAATAAGTTTAAATAAAAAGAAAACAAATAGAAAACCAAAAAGTAAAAAAAGAGGAGGTAACTTTAAGCACTCTTTATTAGGCCATTCTAAATAGCATATATATGTCAAAGGAATCTATAGACGGAAAATATAAAAAATTAACAGATATTGAGCATATTTTAATTAGACCTGGAATGTATATAGGGTCTATTAAACCTCATAAAGAAGTTAAATATATTTTAAATGAGAATAATAAGTTTGAATTAAAAGAGATAGAGTATATTCCAGCATTTATTAAAATATTTGATGAAATTTTAATAAATTCAGTAGATGAGTCAAAGAGAAAAGGAAGTAAACTTACTACCATAAAAGTTAATATTGATAATAATAAAATTATTATTATTGATAACGGAGGAATACCTGTTATTAAGCACACTGAGTACAAGGAGTGGATACCAGAAATGATATTTTCTAATATGAAGTCTGGTAGTAATTTTAATGATAACGAGCAAAGAGAATCAGCTGGAACTAATGGGGTAGGATCAACTATTACTAATGTATTTTCAACAGAATTCTATATATCAACGTGTGATGGTAAAAAACGATTTGAACAAACCTTTTCTAATAATATGAGAAGCCGGTCAACCCCTAAAATAACTACCTCAAATAAAAATCACACTATTATATCATATATACCAGATTTAGAAAAATTTGGTTTGACTGCAATAGATGAAACTCATTTTAATTTAATTAAAAAACGAGTTTACGATATTGCTGGGTGTAACCCAAAATTAAAAGTTTATTTTAATAATGAAGAAATAAAAATAAAATCATTCCAAGACTATACTAAATATTATATTGATTCCTGTTTTTATGAAGAAGATAAAAGATGGAATATTGGAATTGCTTTAAGTACAGACGGATTTCAACAAGTAAGTTTTGCTAATAGTACAGAAACTTATGCTGGTGGAACTCATACTGACTATATAACATCACAAATTATAAATCAATTACGAGAATATTTTAATAAAAAACATAAAGTTGATATTAAGCCGTCTGATCTTAAAAGTCATTTATTTTTATTCATTAATAGTACTATCATAAACCCAGCATTTAATAGTCAAACTAAAGAAAAACTAATAACTGAAACAAAAGATTTTGGGTCAGAATATATTATTACTAATAAAACAATTCAATTAATATTAAAATCAGAAATAGTAGAGCACATCTTAGACTGGATACAACGTAAAAAAGATGCAGAAGAAAATAAATTAGCAAGAGAACTTAATAAAAATCTTAATAAAATTAAAGTTGATAATTTAATTGATGCAAAGGGCAAAGAACGAATGAAATGCTCTATATTTTTATTCGAAGGATTATCAGCAGGAGCAGCTTTTAGAAAATATAGAGTTCCAGAGTATCAGGGTAGTTTTTCATTAAGAGGTAAATTCATTAATGCAATGGAAATACCAAATTCTAAATTAGTTGAAAATACTGAAGTTGTTAATATAATGGCGGCAGTTGGTCTTAAATTAGGGCATAAACCTGACTTAAAACAAATTAGATATGGCAAAATAATAATTGCCGTTGATATGGATGTAGATGGTAACTCGATTTGTGGGTTACTAATTAATTTCTTTTATAAATATTGGCCCGAATTGTTTGATTATGGTATAATATCGAAATTAGAGTCACCGTTAGTAGTAGTAAAAAATATAAAAACTAAAAAGAAAATATCTTTCTATTCTCAAACTGATTATGATACCTGGGCAATCTCTAATAATCTTAAAGAATATGAAGTATCTTATAAAAAAGGATTAGCTGCACTTGTTGAAGAAGAATATAAAGATATAATACAAACTCCTAAATTATTAACATTAAAAAATAATGAGGATAGTAAAAAATATTTAAATATTTGGTTTGGCAAAGACTCTAATTTACGAAAAATAGAAATTTTGAAATAGTTATATGGAAAAAACTATAAAAGACTTTTTAAATGAAGAATATAAAGATTTCTCATTATATACAATAGAACAACGAGCTATTCCATCAGTAATAGATGGGTTTAAGCCAACTGCTCGTAAAATAGTTGCATGTAGTATTTCAATATGGAAAAACGGAACTGAAAAACCTCTTAAAGTATTTCAATTAGTAGGACAAGTTGCAAGTACAATGCATTATCACCATGGTAACTCTAGTGCTGAATCTGCTGTTATTACACTAGCCCAAAAATTTAAAAATAATTTACCTCTACTAGATGAAGTTGGCCAATTTGGCTCAATAAGATCTCCTGACCCAGGCGCAGCTCGATATATTGGAACTAAACTTACTAAAGTATTCAATTTAATTTATAAAGATAATGACTTAGTATCATATAAATATGATGAAGGAGATAAAATAGAGCCTAATTACTATTTACCAATTATACCTATGGTTTTAATAAATGGCAGCTCTGGCATAGCAGTTGGATTTAGTAGTAATATCTTAAATAGAAATCCGTCTGACATTACTAACGCCTGTCTAAATATCCTAAATGATAAAAAATTTTATAAAATAAAACCATTTAATAACTATTTTTCTGGAGAATATAAAAATGACCCTGAAAATAATAAAAGATGGATTATTAGAGGTAAATATACTGTAGAAAATACATCAACTATTAAAATAGTAGAACTACCTCCTAGCATGACATATGAAAAATATGAAAAAGTTTTAGATAAACTAGTTGAAAATAGACATATAGCGTCATATACAGATAATTGTAAAGATAATATCGACTACACTATTAAATTTAATAGAGAAAAATTAGCAAGTCTAACTGAAGACGAAATATTTAATTTATTAAAACTAGAAGAATCTGAAACTGAAATGTTTTCAACTTTAGACGAATATGGTAAACTTAAAATATTTGAAAGTGCAGAAGATATTATTTACTATTTTGTCAATTTCAGACTAAACTTTTATATAAAAAGAAAAAATAGTTTAATAGATAAATTAAATCATGAACTAAAAATAATAGCAAATAAAGCTAAATTTATTAAAACTATTATTGATAATAAATTATCAATTAATAATCGTAAAAAAGACGATATATGCAATGATATAGAAAAACTTAGCCTGGATAAAATAGAAGGGTCCTGGGACTATCTTTTACGATTACCAATATATTCCCTTACTAAGGAGTTATATGATAAATTAAAGGACGATTTTAAGTTTAAAATAGAAGAGTTGGATAAGCTTAAGAAGAAGGATCCAAAGTCTATGTATATAGAAGATTTAGAAGAACTAAAACGAAACTTAAGATAATCCGAGTTTAAATTCTGCAATTTGTATAGTACTACTCGGGCTTCCTAATGTTCCAGTGATAGAGTATTTAAGTTGAGTACCTGCTGGTAAAAATATAGTTGGAAGTGATATATAGTAGTGAGTCGGACTAACGTTATCCCTAGTAATTATTTGATTGCTAGTTCCATTCCAAATTTTAAATATAATTTCAAATGTTCCAGTCGTACCGCCTAAGTACAAATATATTACTCTATCATATGTTGCTGAGCCAACTAGTATATCGTCTAGCGTTAAGGTAAGCTGGGCCTGCCCATATGTTAAAGTCTTATTCAATACTTTAACTCCACTCGTATTCCATTCTAGGTGTGTTGTCTTAGTAGAGGTACCATTATTCGTAGATAACTCACCTCCGCTATAACCGTTTAAATAAGTTTTACCCTGGGGTGCTGCTAATAAAGTTGGAGTCCACAGGGAACCTACCCCTGCCCCTATAACGGTGGTACCTCCAACTCCACTCCAAATCGCGCCGCCGCCTGATGTAGTATCAATACCTAATGTTAATATAAAGTCTGAAGAAGATGAATTAAGTGTACTTATTGCTAAGTGCTTAAATATATTATTAGCAAAGGCAGAATGAAGATGTAAATTATAGTCTGGACTAGTCGTGCCAATACCAACTTTGCCCAATACTCCAGTTGATGTTGTATTTAATATTAAATTAGTTAATGTAGAATCGGTAATTGAAGTTGCAGTTCGTAAATGGGCTTTACCAGATTCAGTTTTAATAACTAATTCTGGATATAAATTATCATAATTTGTAGCAAATCTAAATTCTTTTGAAGTAGATCCTGTATTAAATCTACTTATGTCCGTGGTTACTTGTAAATAGGTAGACTGTGTGATGTCATCTCCTACGGCGAATTGTCCAGTTGCAGTTTGATTATAAAAATAGAAGTAGTTACTTTGGGAGTCGTCAGCTGGTTTAATCCTAAGCATTGGCATATTAATCTTAGTCGTTCCAACGTCTCCTGCTAGATTAATCCAAAATTCTGTGTTTTTATTATTATAATCTGCGAAATATAGTCCACCCCATGATTTTTTAGTTATATATCTTCCACTTGAAGCAATTCCACCAAAAGTTAATCCATAAATATTTGCAGAGTATTCTCCTCCACCTCCTGTTGCTACTGTAGTAGAACTTGGCATTAAATGAATAGTTCCAATATCTTTATTTAATCCAGCAATATCAATGAGTGGGTGTTGATTAGCATAAGCTGATACATATGAACTTTGTATTAATACTTTTGTAGTAGAACTAGATCTATTAGTAGAATCTTGTGTTAAACTTAATAAATCAGAATAGTATGTTCCTAGATTATCATATGCATTAGTTAAAACAAATTGTCCATTTCTTGTATTAATTGCAGCAGTTATTCTATCATTAATACTATTATAATTAATATCAGGAGTTCCACTAGTTTTATTATTTCTAAGAGTAAATCCTATTATTGGTACATTAGAATCTGAGGTGCTTCTATATCCTGGATTTAATACAATTCCATAGTCGGTTGTATCAGTCGAGTTTCGGGTGTCGTCATTACGTATATATAATCCTGTTGATTTAAAGTTATCAGTTACTAGTGTAACAGTAAAAGTTCTATGATATTCTATAGCAAAATTACTTACATTATTTTCCGCAAGTCTACTATATCTTAGTAAATTTAAAGTAGTATTTTTAGTATATCCAAAAATTTGATTATTTGTATTAACATCTATTAAAGCGTTAACAGTTTCTCCACCTTTAAATATTCCTATTTTTTCATTATCAAATCTAGTATATTCAGTTGTTCCATTTGTTCCACCAAAAAAATTAATACTAGATACATTTCTTTTAAATAAAATATTATTAGTTCCTTGCTCCCAACCTATTCCAAATTTATTAGTTCCTAGTTCTAGAGTTGTGCCATTCAGCCAACTAGATTTACCAATTCTAAATACATGTTCTTTATCAGAAGGATTAGTTTTATCTCTAGTGATAATATTCATACTTGTATTAAAATCTGTTCCAGGTTCAGCTGATCCAATAGTAGATAATAATAAATTTAATTGAAATTCGCCATTAGTTGGAGTTCCAGTATAATCATAACTAAGTTTTGCTGTTTCGTTTTTATCAGTTAGTCTAGTAATAGGAGTTCCTGACGTATAATCATCTGTAAAAAATGATCCTATTGCTATATGGTATCTTGCACTATTATTTTTTCTAAAAATTGATAATAATGAATTATATAGTCCAGTATTTGAAAAATTTTTATTAGTAATCGTAGAAGATAATGGGTCAAAATTTGTTAATAATAAGGAGTCGTTAAATATATCTGGACCATCATTATTATTTTTAAATACAATAAATTGATTTTCATTACCAGGTATAGCAATATCGGATATTAGTCTTTTAAATTCATTTCCAGTTTGAGCAAAAATTGGATTAGAAAATGAAAAAGAAGTTGGAACGAATACGTTTGAACTTTCTATCCAACTGTATACGTCACCTGTACTTGTATTTACCCAAAGATCACCGTCTAATATTTCAGGAATAGGACTAGTTAATGATGGGTCAGTTGATGAAATTAGCCATTGTGTTCCTCTATCTCCAGTATCTCCTGTTATTCCTTTAGGTCCAGGAGGCCCGGGAATACCTTGGTCTCCTTGCTCTCCAGCTTCTCCGATTGTTCCTATTCCAAGTTCTAATAATTTGCGTAAATTATAATTTATTTTCTCAGTATAAATTGATTGAGAGTCTGAACTAAATAATTCTTTTATATTAATTTTAATTGCCAAAATGTATAAATTCTTTTTGTATAAATTTATTTATTTAAAGTTTAAAGTATTTCATTAATATCAGAAGATGTAATATTATTTTGAGTAGTATCATCTGTATTATTTGTTCTAATCATATCATCTGAAATATTTAATGTTTTCATTAGTTCAGATTTCATATTTGGATTAGTTAAAGCATATGACTCTTTATCTTTATTTAGTTCTTTTATTTTTTCAATTGGAATTTCTTCATTAATTTGTTTTATTAAATTACGTGTTCCTACTCCAACATAATATTCATTTTTTAATATTTCAGTCGGAGTAGACATAGAGTCAATATTATGAGTATTTGTAGTATATTCTTCTTGATTATTTTTTTCCTGATAGTCTAATTTTAATTTTTTATATGAATCTTCTAAGAATAATAAATAATTTGCCTTTGTTTTAATTACATTAGTTAGTTGTCCTTGCATTGCTGACATAACTTCTAGTAGTCTAGGGTGAGTATTTCCGCTTGTTATTTCTTCCATTGCCTTCTTAATGCATATCTTTATAGTTTCTAATTGAAACTCAATATCATTCATACTCTCCTCATCTAGACGTTTCTTATATTTAAAGTAATCGTCATTATTTATTACACCGAGGTCTATGTAAAAATTAAAAAGACTAGTTAAAAGTTCGTTGCTTTTTATTTTAAATTTAGATTCCATTTCATCAAAATTTATTAATGATACTGTATCATTTGCTAAATCTGATATTGTACTTTTTAATTCATCTTGATTATTATTTAATTCGTCTGAAATTTTAGTATTAGAATCTAAATTTAATAAAGACTCAATTTCTTCTTTTAATGCAATCTTTTTATCTTTATTTAAAATATTTTTATTTGACATATCGTTAACTATAAACTTTTCCTTTTACATCAATTAATTCTCTTACTTCTTTTTGTGTAAATTTCTTTATATTATTATCAATCCAAACATTTCCTTTAACTATTTCAGGGGCTCCGTCAAGACTAGTTAGCATATTGTTATTACACATAAAACTTTCATTAATTATTCGTGGAGTTCCAATTAAATTAGTTAATATATTATAAGCACACTTAAAGTATCTACTGACTATATTAGGGCCGCCTTCAAGACTAGTTAAGTTATTATTAGAACAATCAAAATATCCATTAACTGCAGTAGGACATCCTTCTAGACTAGTTAGTTTATTAGTATTACAATCAACATATCCATTAATCAATTTAGGCAAGTTGACTAGACTAGTTAAGTTATTATAAGAACAACTAAACGCACCACTTACTGTTTTTGGACCTCCTTCAAGACTAGTTAAGTTATTATTAGAACAATCAAAATATCCATTAACTGTAACAGGAGCTCCTTCAAGACTAGTTAAATTATTAGCATAACAATAAAAATTTCCATTCACTATAGTAGGAGATCCGTCTAAACTAGTTAAGGCATTATCAGAACAATCAAAAAAACCATCTATTTCATCTATACTTAATACTCTTAAATCATTTATACCTTTCACTCTAACATTACCTATTATTACTTTAATATTTTTAAAGTCTTCTATATTAGTATGCCCTATACTAATAGCTTCATTAATAGGTTTCACTACAAATATTTGGTCTTTGGTATAACCTTTATTAAGGTAAGGAATAAGTAAGTCATCCCATCTTTCTTTTAGCCTTCTAGGTATAAATATATCTTTAGCGCTAAGCTTAGGAGTAGGGCTTTCTTCTTCAGATATAAATTGTTCAAATAGTTTTATATGTTTCATTATGCTCCAAAACCTATAATATTAAGAAAATTATTTAAATCATGACTACTAAAAATATTATCTGCGGCGTCATACGCTTCTAATTTACCATTTGGAAAGCTAACTACTGCAACTTTAAATAAATCTTCTATTTTTGAGGGTTTTAACTCTCTTTTTAGTTTTTCAACTCTATTAATAAACGATTTTTCAGTTTTTAGTTTTGATTTTATTATATTAGACCTAATATCTACATAATAAAATGTTACGTTATCACTATACTGATACTTTATCCAATGAGTATTAGTATTAGCCGTAGTACACCATTTTGTTCCTGCCCCGTATATACAAGACGCTTCATGAGTATGAGGCACTATAATAAACATATCAGAGTTATCTACAATAATGTCAGCTTGCTTTTTAATACCTCTTTCAAATTCACTTTTTGTTTTTATTTTATTTAATTCTTCTACTAAATCATATAATTCTTTAAAAGTTTTAAAACGATTTATATCTTTTTTTTCTACTGGAACAACTCTTTTATTTAAGAGAGCGTCATATTCTTCTATTTTATTTCTAATATCATTAATACCAATTCCTTCTAAATAAGATTTACCCATAAATGGTAAATACTTTTTAGTTTTACTAGGATCTATAGATACTAATTGATTAAAAATATCCTCAGGTATAAGATTAGTTTCTAAATATTTTTGTTTAGCTATTTTAACTGACTCGTCAGTTCTTTCTCCTTTACTTGCAGCAAACCATTTTGAACTAAAATACTCTAAATCTTTATAATCTAGCTTCTTGAGACTTTCTTTAACATTATCATCAATATATCCAAGTTCGTTTAACCTTGCATATAAGTCATTAAACAAATTTATGTTGCTGTGATAAAAGTCTGTATCTTCATGCATACTAATTAAAAAGTCTATCATATCTTCTTTAGTTTTGAAGTATGTACTTTCTTTTACTGCAAATTTACCGTTATTCCAACTTTGCATTCCAGGCAATTTTCTTTTATCTTCTTCTGGTTTAAATGTACCTTCTACTTTAGAATCAAATTCAGTATACTTAGGAGTATCGGCCTTATGCCTTCCTTTAGAAGAACCAATTATAGATCTATATGTATAATCATAATGAGGATGTTTAAAATTTTCGCCTCTATCTATCTCATGTTGATACCCTTTTAAAATTTTAGGGTAATCCTTAAATTCTATACGTTTAGACGCTCCGCCTTCTTTTACCCATTTAAGATAACCTTCATAATCTAAAAGATCTCTTCTTTTTACATTAAATGTATCCATTATACTAACTTTATTTTTTATTTTTAAACATAAACTTTTCCTTTAACATCAACTACTCCTTTTACCTCTTCTTCGGTAAAGTTCTTTGTATTATCATTAATAGCAAAGTCGTCATTAACTACTTTAGGAGCTCCTTTAAGGTTAGTTAGTTTGTTATGACTGCAATAAAATCCAGCGTTAACTATAATAGGAGCTCCTTCTAGACTAGTTAACGTATTATTACTACAAAAATAATCTTTAGTTACTAATAATTTAGGTCCTCCTTTTAAGCTAGTTAATCTATTAAATGAACAATTGAAATCTCCAGACACTTCATCTAAATTTAATTCTTTTAAAATATCTCCATTTATTATAACATCACCTATTATTACTTTAATATCCTTAAATTCTTTTACATTATTTTTAGTTATCTCTAGCTCTTCATCAAGGGGTTTAGCAACGAATATTTGTTCTTTAGTATAACCTTTATTAAGGTAAGGAAGTACTAAGTCATCCCACCTTTCTTTTAGTCTCCTAGGTATAAAGATGTCTTTAGCACTAAGTTTAGGTTTCTTAGAGTCTTCAAGTATAAATTGTTCAAATAGTTTTATAGGTTTCACGTTATATTACTTTTGATTTTTATCTAATCCATCTTTACTTTCTCCACTCTTTTCAATTTTTAATTTATCAGTTTTTGCATCTGTATAAGACGGATTTTGTCCAAACACAGGCTTAACTTTAGATTTTTTAAATTCTTCGAAATTCATAACATAGTTTGAATTAGAAGATTTAGAATTAAGTAAAGGATGTTTAAATGATATTTTTTCATCTAAACTTTCCACTTCATCTAGCTTTTCTTTAGATTTAACTAAAACTCCATCATCTCCATAATGATATACTATAGTATCTCCAATATGATGATCAAAACTTTCAAAATCATCAACTAGTACTACAGCAACATAATTATCATCGTCAGAATCATAAAACTCCAAATAATCGGAATAACTAGCTTGACTTCCTATCATATCGTTTTTTAAAGATTCAAGCGTACCTTTTTTAATAATTTTAACTAATTCATCATTATAGTCTGAACCTACCATTCCAGGTTTAACCTCATCAAATTCCAAGTATATATTTTTAGAATTTTCATCTATTTTTTCTTCAGTTTCTTCTTCATCTTCTGTATCTAATAGATTTAATAGTGCTTTGGGTTTAGGAGTTTCTTCAGGAGATTTTTTACCTGGTCTAAATGGATTAACATGAGGTTTACCTTTTTCTTTTTCCTTCTCTTTTTCTTTTGGCTTAACTTCGGGTAATACTTCTACTTCTTCAGTATTAGTTTCATCAATAGATTCGGAATTACATTTACATTTTCCTTTTACTATTGTACATTCACATTTTTCACATAATTTATCAATTTTTTCTTCAATTTTTTTCATTTCATCTAAATAAAAAGTTGTTAAAACTTTATCATCTTTAATTATTTCTAAGTAACCCCCTAAACTTGAATAATATAAATCATAATCACTACCCTTTACAGTCTCATCTTCTTCAGGATAATCATATTGTTCTAAAGCTTGCTCTCCATCATTAAGCTCAATATAATTATCTGCAAAATATATTTGATATTCGTCAAATTCATCATAATAAGTATTTCCAATATATAAATTAAAATCTTTTATATTTTCAGTAATATTATTTTCATTTAAAAACTTTTCTCTTTTTAAGATACTATATACTCGTTCAATTGCCTCTAAAACAAATTGTGGCTCTGTACCAAACCTATTTTGATTTCTTAATGCGAACTCAACAATATCGTCAATTGATATATATAGACTTGCATTAAAAATAAATTCCTCAACATTTTTATCATACTGTGATAATGCTCTCTCTATTTTAGAATATAATTCATCAGATATATCAGAAGACCTACTTGCTATTTCGGATAATTGCAATTTAGCAGATTTTAATTCACTTGAATATTGAATTAAAAAGTCAGAATATGATTTCTCATTAATTATAGTTTCCATTTAATAATATTATTTTTTTTTATTTATTCAATTTTTTTTAGATTATTCCATTCAAATTTATAATTCCCACAATCATACACTCTATAAATATTCCTACTTATCATTATATCATGTTCAGTCATATTACTGTCATAACCCTCTGCTATCAATTTATCCTTTCTAAAATTAAACCTATGCCTCCTTACTCCATCTACTACATACCAATAATTAGGTCTGCTGGTACTCACATACTCAAATCCTAATTTAATATACAAGTTATTATCCTTGGCGTTTGTCCAACATCTATTAGCATAACTTATAATTTTAATAGGAGTATACTCTTCCACAAAATATTTAAATAGTTTAGACGCTGCACCTATTACACTAGTATTTAACTTATTACAAAACCTTAATAACTCATACTCTCCATTTTTAGATACTTGGCCTAAACTTTTTCTTTTATTACCAAATGTCATCAAACTAACTAACTCCTCTCCATAATACAAACCTATATTATATTTACTTACACACTTGCCCTGCAAATGATTATCTTCTAAAAACTGATTAGACTCTTTAAACGAGACTTCTTTAATTCTACACTTCCTAGAATATATTCTATTAAGAGTCTTATTTAAAAGGTTAAGTATACGTGATTTAATAATATCTTGCATATAAGTCCAGTCATCTTCCCATATATGAATTAAAGTTATATCATTTTTAATAGCAAGTTCAGTTTTTGTTAAATGATAGTTTTTATCTCTATATAATTCATTATGCCAATATACTCCATTAAATTCAAATGCTAATTTATAATCAGGTAAATATACGTCAAGTTCCTTTGGAGAAATAACACTTCTGTCATTAACTGTAATACTTATTAGAGTGTCTATTGATAAAATAAAATCATAAATACTTTTTTGAGAATCAGAGTAACTATATACTGGATTACAATGAATACACGGAGTAACTTTATATCTTATTACTCTTAAATATAAAAAATTTAAAAGTATTGAGTACTCATTATTACATTTATCACATAAAATTTTAATATTTCTATTTAAATCTATACTTAGAATATTTAAATTATCATATTTTTCTTTTATTCTAATGATAGATTTTTTTAAATTATTATCTTTTATTTTATCAGTAATATATTTAGATTTAGTTGGATTATCTACCCCATACTTTTCTATTAAAGACTTTTTTATTTTATCTTTAACTAAACCAAATTGAACATTATAGTCAACTTGGTATTTATCATTACATGTATTTTTTCTTTTAATATTTGAAGTTTGTATTTCTTCTTTATCTCTATTTAAATGAGAATTTTTAATTTTATTTCTTATTTTTTCTGATTGATTCGGATGGCTAACACCATACTTTTTAATAGAAGTATTTTTAATTTTATCTCTAATTTCTTTAGATTGAGAAATATATTCTACTCCGCGTCTTTCTAAATTAGTTTTTTTAATTTTTTCTTTAACTTTTTCTAATTGAAAGACATTATCTATTCCATATTTTTGTTTTATTTTTAGTCTAATTTCGTCTTTGCTCTTATTAAATGGATGGTCAGTTTTTGTTTTACCATTCTTATAAGCAACTTCCCATGGAGAGTTACCTCCATTTTTTTTCATAGTTTCTTTTTTAAGTAGAATCGTTTCTTCATTAATTACGCATTGTGAACAACAATACTTTCTATACCCAATTGAAATATTTCTATAATCAACAATATTATTACATTCTTTATTATTACATTTAATTATAGAAGTTATATCATTTATATAATGATATAATAATTGATTAAAATATTTATCATTTCTTAATAAACTTTCCAAACTATTTTTAATACTGTAATTTAAAACTTCTAAATATAAATTAAAATAATTTTTCTTTATATATTTTTCAGTACATCTGGACGCTGGCCTATCTAATATAAAATCTATTATACCATTATACGAATCTTTAGGTTTTTCTGTAAAAACATTTTCTTCTAAAAGACTAATAACTTTATTTTTATCCATTTCTGTATTTGCTAAACTAAAAGAGCTGCATTATGCAGCTCTTTTTATATTAAAAAGAATTAGTTTTGTTTTTTTATGGTTTTCTTATTTCTGTCCAAGAGTCTGCTCTTAATGATAAGTCTAATGCATAAAGTTCTTCTGAATTATAATCTAAAGCCATAGGATTAAATTTTTCATTTAATATAACGGGACTAAATTTAAATTCTCTAAAAATATCTCCGTTTTTGTTGTGTATAGCAATATAACATTCTCCGGCATAATCTTTTTTAAGTCCTTGTGATCCTGTCTCAGGGTCAAATTGAATATCTGCCCATTTACGTAGTATATTATATACGTACATACTATTATTATCGTTTAAGTTAACGGTGAAGTTAATTTTAAGATCTGCTGTAGTATTTTCAGGTTTAGACTTAGCATATGACCTAGTCGAGAATTTATATTTTTGTTCAACGACTCCAACTGGCGTAATTTCAGGTAGTCCTTCTATTTTTAGAACGTGTTCAACTAAAATTTCAGATCCTGCTGAAACTGTAGCCGGAGGAGTTATAATAACTTGAAATTGATTTAAAAATACAGGTTCGTAGTTTTTTACACTAGCTGTTGAATTTTTAAAATGTGGTAAGCCTGATGCCATCTATATAGTATTATTTTTAGTTATTTATTTTATTTATTTATTCAAAAAAAAAACTTTTAAACATAAACGTCTTCTTTTACATCAATTACTTCTATTACTTCTTTTTTTGTAAATTTCTTTGTATTATTAGAACAATCAAACCATCCATTAATTGTAGTAGGAGCTCCTTCAAGACTAGTTAAATAATTATAAGAACAATCAAAACCTCCATTAACTGTAACAGGGGCTCCTTCAAGACTAGTTAACTTATTATTAGAACAATAAAAATATCCATTAACTGTAACAGGAGCTCCTTCAAGACTAGTTAACTTATTATAAAAACATGAAAAATATCCATTAACCGTCATAGGAGCTCCTTCTAGACTAGTTAAGTTAGTATTAGAACAATCAAAATTTCCAACTACTTCTTCTATATTTAGCTCTCTTAAATCGTTTATTTCCTTTATTCTAACATTACTAATTATGACTTTAATATTCTTAAAGTCTTCTATATTATTTTTAGTTATAAGCATATCTTTATTAAAAGGTTTAGCAATAAATATTTGTTCTTTGGTATAGCCTTTATTTAGGTAAGGAAGTAACAGGTCATCCCAACGTTCTTTAAGTCTTCTAGGTATAAATATATCTTTAGCACTAAGTTTAGGAGTTTCTTCTTCAGATATAAATTGTTCAAACAGCTTTATATGTTTCATTATTTTTATGAATTTATTTGAGTAGAAGTATCTATTGTTTGCGATGTATCTGACAATTTTACAACTTCGTCTGATACAGATGGTCCAGTTGATAATTTGCGTACACCTAATAATGATGCTCCTAATGTTATTATACCAGATGAGTAAAAAATTATGTCGTTTTTATTACTTATATATGAAAAATCTATGCATCCATATATAAAGCATAATAGTCCTATTAAGATTGTAATAACTCCACATACTCCAGTAGAACTAGTTTTTCCATCGGAATTAGACAGCATTTGTTGCCAGCTAAATTTATTAATATTTTCTTTTAAATCTTCAATTGTCATTTTTTATTTATATTTTTATTTCTCCTCTATATATAATTTGATTAAAATCGCTCATATGGTCTATTACGAATCGTTTAGCAGAATCTTCAGATTTAAAATATAAAAAATCATATTTATCTATTACTCCAATAAGATAATTAATTTTTACTTCATATCTATAGTTATCATCAGACTTATATGTATAATCCATATTATTTAATTTTTATTTAGGAGGGGTAGTCGCTGCTTCTTTTTTTCTATCTATTACTCCATAAATTATTTTACTTCCTTTTTTAAAGTCTTGAATACTCCTAAATCTAAAAAATGTGGATCCTTCTACTACTATTGCAGTATAAGAAATTTTTGAATTTCCTAATTCAGTTTTAGCTTTAGATATATTTTGTGGATTTATTAATTCAATTTGTAATTGATTTGTTGTATCATCTGCTTCATTTAATGGAAATGTAAAGTATATAATATACACGTCACCAGATCTCCAATTATCAGAGTATAGTATGCCATCTAATTCGTCTTTATCAGAATCATCTAAGTTTCTCCATTTTTCTATTTTATAATTTCCTTTTTTAAATCCAATTGGTGAATCCCTTTCCATATTTCCAACTGAATATCCTTCGTCTTTTAAGTATTTTCTTGCATCATAAAATGCTTGAAAATCAGTTTCTCCTTTATCTACTTTTTCGGCTAATGCTACGTTTCTATTTTCGATTCCAAAATCATTTTTAATTAAATCAATATCAGATACTTTTTTATTAATGAAATCATATAAGGTTTCATTTTTAATACTTACTAAATTTTCTTGTATAAATTCTTCAAATAATTTTATAAATTTCATATTTTTATTTTTATTTTTATTTTTAAACATAAACCTTTCCTTTTACATCAATTACTTCTCTTACTTCTTTTTCTGTAAATTTCTTTGTATTATTAGAACAATCAAACCATCCATTAATTGTAGTAGGAGCTCCTTCAAGACTAGTTAGTTTATTCGTATTACAATCAAAATATCCATTAAATGTAGCAGGAGCTCCTTCAAGACTAGTTATATTATTAATAAAACAATAATAACTTCCCTTAGCTATAGTAGGACCCCCTTCAAGACTATTTAACTTATTATTAGAACAATAAAAACCTCCATTAACTGTAGTAGGAGATCCTTCAAGACTAGTTAAACTATTATTAGAACAATAAAAAAAACCAGTTACTTCGTCTATATCTAGCCCACTCAAATAAGTTATTTCATGTATTCTAACGTTACCTATTATAACTTTAATATTCTTAAAGTCTTCTATATTATTTTTAGTTATAAGCATATCTTTATTAAAAGGTTTAGCGACAAATATTTGTTCTTTAGTATAACCTTTATTTAGGTAAGGAAGTAACAGGTCATCCCAACGTTCTTTAAGTCTTCTAGGTATAAATATATCTTTAGCACTAAGTTTAGGAGTTTCTTCTTCAGATATAAACTGCTCAAAAAGTTTTATATGTTTCATTTTAATTCGTCTTGATTTAAATCTAGTACTTTATTAAAATTGTCATTTGATATTAACACAACTTTCATAGGCTGGTTATTAGTATATTCTAAGTAATTTAATTTTGGGAATGCTATAAATTTAATATCATTATATTCAAACAAAAATGGGGATTCAATTTGTTCTTTAAATATATCAGATCCTGATGGTAATGTAATACTAGTTTTTTTAGATTTTACCCCTATATTTTTAGCAAAAAACTCTACAATATTTTTATTTGAAGTTTCAGTAAATATTAATAGACTATTAATATTCGTTTCTAAAGTTTTTAAAAGACTTGGGAATAATGTATTGTTTAAATAAGTAAAATATTGTTGTTCTTTAAGTATATTTTCAGCTTGCTTAATTGATTCATCATCTTTAGTGTCATTCGCAGGCTCAGCTTCATTAATGAATGATAAAAAATCTTTAGTATATTGTTCATCTATTTTATAAGTAAACCAGTTTGATTTTTCATTTAATTTAATACCAAATAATGATTTATTATTATAATTTATAGTTGAAATATAAAATTTTTTATTATTTGTTAGTTCTATTAATCTTATAGATTCTTTATTATTTTCTTTTATTAAAGAAATATTTTTTATTCTATTAGGTAAAATATTATTAGAATATAAAAAATTAGAGATTATAGTATTTAATTGTCTTTCCATTTAATTTAATTTATTTTGAATAAAATATGTTATTTTAATACTACCATCAGCTTGAGTATCTATATCAAATAATTCAGTATCCCATAGATCTCCTAGGACATCATTCATTAGTTCTATGGTTAAAGTATCTTCTGGAATAACATTATACACATAATTTCCATCTGTAGTTACTCCATCATATTCTATATCTCTAGCATGTTCTTTAAAGGTATTCCATAATATTTTTTTAATTTCATCTGGGTGATACTCTTCAAATTCATTAATAAATTCCTCAAATATTTTAATGTGTTTCATTTTCATGTATAAACTCCACCTTTTACTTTAACAGCGTTTCTCACTTCTTTTTCTGTAAATACTTTACTATTATAAGTAATAGTAAAATTTCCACCAACAATAGTAGGAGCTCCTTCTAGACTAATTAACATATTATCAGAACAATGAAAATTTCCAGTAACTGTAGTAGGAGCTCCTTCTAGACTAATTAACATATTATCAGAACAATGAAAATTTTCATTAACTGTAGTAGGAGCTCCTTCTAGACTAGTTAATTTATTATTAAAACAATAAAAATCTCCATTAACTATAATAGGGCTTCCTTCAAGACTAGTTAATTTATTATTAAAACAATAAAAATCTCCATTAACTATAATAGGGCTTCCTTCAAGACTAGTTAGCTTATTATTAGAACAATTAAAATATCCAGTTACTTCTTCTATACCTAGTGCTCTCAGATCAGTTATTTCTTTTATTCTAACACCACCTATTATTACTTTAATATTTTTAAAGTCTTCTATATTATCTTTAGTTATAATAATAGGTTCATTAAATGGTTTAGCAACAAGTATTTGTTCTTTGGTATAACCTTTATTTAGGTAAGGAATGAGCAAATCATCCCATCTTTCTTTAAGCCTCCTAGGTATAAATATATCTTTAGCGCTAGGCTTAGGAGTTTCTTCTTCAGATATGAATTGTTCAAAAAGTTTTATATATTTCATTTTCCTCCAATGTGATCTCCTATTATTGCTCCAACTGAGGCATTAAATAATCTACTTGTTAATAGGTCATATAAAATACCTTTTTCAATTCCTAGAGCTTTTGATATAGCTTTACCAATCCATGGTCCAGCAATAAACCCTGTTACGCCTCCTACTAATTTAGATATTATGCCTTCGTCTAATTTAGAAATTTCAGGATCCTTTTTTAGTTCTTCTAGTAGTTTAGTTTCTATTTCTTTATAGATACATAAAATGTCTTCATCATTTAATGATTCTTTAGTATTTTCATTAATTTTATAAATAATACTAATATTTTCTGCAATTCTAAGTATATTAGAAACAATTAGGTCTTTATTATCAATGAAGATAATTGTATCATCCAATTCCTCTAAAATATTTGCAGATATTATTTCTTTATCTAAAATAATAGTTTCTACTATACAGTCATTAAATAATTTCATATTATTATTTATATAAATTATGTAGTTTTTCTTTAGCATTTTTTAATTTATGCTTATCCTCACTAGATAGTTTCGTGCCTGCTCTATTAATATAATAATTTAGTCTAGACATTGCTTGTTTTAGGCTATCCGATTCTTTCTTAAGATATTTAGCTATTTCAATTGCATTTTTTGTAAAAATTCCTTCTTTAGGCTCCCATTTAGTTTTAACTTTTCCAGACCATTTCTTTTCAAATACATGTTTTTCATTTAATTTAAGTGATTCGTCATAAGTAACTTCTTCCCAAGATATAATTTCTTTTAATATTCTTTCATAAATAAGACCAGTTAATCGATCTTCTATAGTTACTGATTTTGGTCCTTTTTCATTATCAAGTTTAATATCTTTTGCTGCTTTTAATGCATCATCAATTGATGTATATTCACCGATAACTGTAATTCCAGAGTTATCTTCATAATACTCTGAGTCAATATCTAAAAATGTATTACTAACACTAACCCAAAACATATTAGGTTCTTTATCATCCCCTACCATCTCTTTTGCATTTTTAGCAGCTTCTGTATTTTCAGTATAGTTAGCATAGGATTCATTTACAGATTTCCAGTCAGAATATTTTTTAATATAATTCATTTTAAATTTTTGTTTTTTTTATTTATTTTGAAATTCATTTAGTATTTTTAAGTTATTATGTAATTTTTCACATAGAGACATAAAATCGGGTCTTTCATTTTCTATTAAATAAAACCATTCTCCATTTATTTTGTGGTGTTTCCATATTCTATGAAAAAACCCTTCTAAATTCCTTGCATATTTACTTTTAAATGTTGAAATTACTTCAATTTTATTTGGACATCCAGTTTGTAAATTTTTTAATCTTGACTCTAAATCTCGAGTAATCCCAATTTTATAATTATCAGTTTGGTCTTGTCTTAGTAAATAAATTAGCATTACTTTGTTAATTCAAAATATTTTTCACCAGAATCTATTTTATAACCAGATTTTTCTAGAAAATACTTCCATTCATTAGGATTATGACTTTTTAAAAAATCTTTTAGCTGAGCAATTTCATCTTCGATGTATATATCATATATTGTAAAATTAATTGATGAATCTAAATTTGAACCAATAAATAGGAGGTTATTATCCGGAGAATATAAAATACCTATAGTTTCATCCAAAAAATTCTTTTCTTGTTCAACTATGTAATCTTTAAATGATTGAATTTTCATATTAAAATGTTTATTTAACTCTAATTTATTTATTTATTCAAAATGTGTTAATCCATTTGTATTAAATAATAGTAATTGGTTTCTTTACTTATACTTATAGTAGTGTGTAAATGATAAACAATAGAGTTAAAACAATTTAGCTATAAAAACATACATAAAGTATATATTAACTTAAAAATGGTGAGCCTTTAATACTTTAAATTTAATGGAAGTCATATCTAAAAAACTCATAATAGATAAATTAAATTCTTATAAATTTAAAGTTAAAGAATTTCAAGTAGATATTATTTATGAAATACTAGACTCATTTTTAAATGGATATACTAATGTTATATTGAATGCTCCAACTGGTGTAGGAAAAAGTGTAATTGGATTTATTGTAGCGGATATACTAGGAGATATTGAGAAAGAAAAATTAAAATCAATAATATTAATACAAAATAATTCATTAGTCGATCAATATAAAGATATGTTTCAATATTTTTCAAATACTGAAATTATAAAAGGTGCCGATAATTATGAATGTGAAATTTTAAATAAAAGTGCAAAGTACTGTATTTATAATATATTAAAAGAACAAAAAAGTAAAGGTAAATTATATAATTGTTATAACTGTAAATTTAAGAAGTCAAGACAAAAAATAAATGAAATACCTCATCTTATAACAAATTATCAATATTTTTTCATATCGCGACTATATTCAGACCATTTAGAAAAACGATTAATTACAATATATGATGAGTGCCATGAAATTAATGACGCTTTTTCTAATAGTTATACAATATATATTTCTGAGCAATTACTAAATGAATATTTAAAAGAATTACAAAGTGAAGACCCTAATATTCTAAGTAGAGCTTTAAATATATTTAATTTTGTATCAATATTAGATAAAGATTATCGTAAAACCTTAAATTTTTTATTTGAAGCATATTCGTTATTAGAAAAATATTTTCATGATAAAGCATTAGAAAGAGTTTTGAAAAATGATTATAAAGGGTACTATAAATATAAATCTAAAGAAATAAAATATAAAGGGCTAGGTTGTAAAATTGATGATTTATTAAAATATAACTACACTCACACTGTAGATATTAATAATGTAACTAACGAGCTAACTATAAAACCTGTATTTATAAATGATTTGTTTAGTAGTATTACTTTTTCAAAATTTAATCTATTCATGAGCGCAACAATTCATCAAGATTTTATAATTAAAACTTTAAATTTAGATAAAAATGCTATAAAATTCATAGGAGCAGACTCTCCATTTAAAAAAGAAAATAAAAAAGTTATATTTTTAAATTCACATACTTTAAATTATAAGAATACTAAAGACTCGGGTGTTATACAAAAAATATCAGATATATGTAATTTAATAATTGAAAAAAAACATAAAAACGAAAAAGGTATTATCTTAACACCATCTTTTTATTTAACAAATGAAATATTTAATAATTTTATAAAATTAAATTCAATTAAAGTATTTAAACATGAAAGTGGACAAATCCTAAATTTAATCATAAATGATTTTAAGTTATATAATGGTCCAGCTTTACTAATATCTCCATCTCTATTTATAGGAATAGACTTACCAAACGATTTTTCAAGATTTCAAATAATGATAAAGGCACCATTTCATTCTTTAGGAGATTCGCGTATGTCATATATATTAAAAAATTACCCTGATATTTATAATATAATTACAATGTTTAAAATTATACAAGGATTTGGAAGAAGCACTAGAAATGAACATGACTACTCGACTACATACTGCCTAGATACTAATATCAAACGGCTATTTAATATCGCCCCACTGGAAATACAAAATCAATTTGATATAATAAATGTATAAAAATAAACGATTGATTATCAATTAATTATATTTAGTTCAAAAATAAAGTACTTAAAAATTTTAATATATCAAACTTATTTCTTATTTTTGTATTAAATATAACGGTTACAGCCTTATTTAGTGTGGGCAAAATTTTTGTTTTCTTTTTTCTCCTCACAGTTCGTAGTAATGTTGATACGAAGCACGGTTATTGCATGTAACGTTTTCGGGCTTGGAGATAGTTTTTAATGCGATTTAAACAACAGAAATATGTTAGAAAAGATACAGAAAAAAGTAGAAGACCTTAGAATAAAGGTATATGCTGGACAGAACAACGAAGACACAGAAAAATACTTATATGACATTGAGCAAATGATATTCAAAGCGATGGACGAAGCATTAAAGATTTCTTCCAAGCCAGTGTTAGCAGATAGTTGCCAACATAATTGGCTGAAATCTCATTCAAGGCATATGCTCTATTGTGGGAGCTGCGGTAAATATAAACCCGAAGGCTCTTAGTTGGCAATTTCTGCTAACGTTTTGCAGATAAGCGAAGGCACAAATAGCTTTGGCTTTGTGGGGTGGGATTTGGGCTTTTGCTTATGTGCTGTTATGTGTCTGTAAAATTTTTAATAATTATTTTTTGCGTGGGAATTAATCAATTTAATCATTTAATAAAAACAACAAAATGGAAACTTTAAACAAATTATTTACCGAACAAGATGTAGAAAATGTATCAGAAAAAATACTTTCATCAACTAAACAAAAAATCAAAGACCAAATTGCTGATACCTTTTACGAAGAAATGTCAGATTGTTTGTTTGAACATTACAACAATTTCAAAGACGGAATGAAAGCCGATTTGCTAAAGGAAATTACAGACCAATATGTAAGCGACCCTGTAAATTATCAATTTAGAGAATTTAGAAATAAGCTATTTGCAGAGAACAAAGATGTAATTCTAAAATCATTGACCGACCAAGCAATTTTTGAAACAGTTGAGAGTATCATTTTAGAATATACTCATAAACAACAAACTTTTGGATGGATGTGGAATGAGGCTATCGCAAAAATTGTATTAGCAAATTGGGGTAAATTCAAAGATGATGAAAGAATACAAATGTCATTTGGTAGAGAAATTGATAATTTGAAAGGACAAATACAAAGACTGCAAGAACGACTAAATGAAGTTTCATCAATAGTAGACGAAAATCATTAAATCATTTGTGCGGTGGGAAAAATAATTATTAAAAATTTTATTGCACATAACGGTTGGGGGTTTGCGATAGTGCCGCTTACCACAAATTCCAATTTCAGCACTAAACTTCATAGCGGCATTTTGCAAACCCTGTGTTATATGAAGTTTTATTTTTTGAAGGGCGGGCAACAAACAAATTATTAAAATGGAAAAATTAACATCAATCAGATTGCAGCCAATGATTAACATCAATAAACCCAATATGGATTTGTGGTGTCCGACATTAAATTTTGGAAGAAAGAAAGCAGGTAAATTCAAATTTCCAATAGTATTTAAAAGTATTAAACCTGCTGAAAAACTTTACGATGAACTCCAAAATTTAATTGGCAAATCATTGGACGAAGTGAAAGCTGCATCTGAACCGCTTTATGATAAATACAAGAAGTACGATTATCGGGTGGGTGGTAAAAAATAAAATTTCCTATAACGGTTTGGTATAAACGCAGTGTTTAACTAAACTTAATTTGAAATACAAAACTTAAAATTATGATAAAGACATTGATTGAAAAACTGGAAACATTACGTTTATACTTTGTTAGTAAACGCTGTTTTAAAGTAACTTATAAAAGTAAATTGAATGGTAATATAGGAACAATTGGATATTATGGTAAATCAATTGATGGTGTTAAGAAAAAGTTTCAAAAAGAATTTGAAAATTCAATTATTTTAGACGTTTCTTACAATGTTTACTAACGTTATCGGGCTTGGCGAAGGGCGATTATTAACCGAGAATGTTACTACGAAGAACTAAACAAAAATTTAATAAATAAAAAAAGCGATGGAAATAGATGTAAAAAAACTGATGCCAGAAGTAACAGATAATCATTTTGAAACGATAGACTTGTTACTTAAAGCAAACCAAGAAATAATTGAAGCATTACATATTATGCAATCCAGCATTGACAATTGGGATGATGCAGAATGTATGCAAATCAATAAAGACAGAATGATAAAATACTTTAATAGATTTAGTAAGGAGGTGTAGGCTTTTTATTTATTAAATTTTTGAACCGAAATGATAATACGAAGCGATAAACTAAGCCTTTTGCCAAGCCTGTGTTATAAGGCGAAGCGAACCGTTGGCTTTTCGCCAATGGCTTATAACGGTTTGCAGGTTTATTCAGTTGCGACTTTAAAAACGAAAAATTATGATAACAGAAAAACAATACTTAAAAGCGAAAAAGTTAATTGCAGACTACGAAAGCCAGCAATTGAATAAACATGTTGTTATAAGCAGTAAGCCGACCTCAAAAAAGAAGAAGGTGATTATAGATGCAGATAAATTTTCAAAGATGTGTGATGTTATTAAACGGATATAGGCTTATTGCTGCTAAC